GCAGCGTGTACTTCTCAGGTGGAAGCTCCTCCGGCAGTTTGAACTGATCAAATGCAACCTGGGAGCCATGATATCCAGGCTGGTTAAGACCGAGTACCTTGGCTTTCTCGAATATCTCGCTTGGCAGATGCTTTGCCTGGGGCTGAGAAAATACATCCTCGAATATGTCCGGAGCCTCTTCTCCGGCCTCGGGCTTCCATTCCGGGGACTGGGCAGCCATGGCTTGGCGCTCTTGCGACTTATAGTACTCCTCGTCAACCGCAGTCTGTGCTTGGTCCAGCAGATTGAAGTCTTCTGGATTCGGCTCCGGGACAAGCCCTTTGGTTATGTCTTTCTGCTTGCTCTTATAAAGAGAGTTGATTGCCTCCAGTGTATCTTCATCTGCTCCCTTCTTGAGAGCAAAGATGGCCTTGTTGACCTTCTTCTTTAGCTCGGCCGGGAAGAACTTCTTAGCCTCGAATGCCGCCGGGCCATGTCCGGACTTGACAAAGCCGATCAGACTCAGGGCGATTTCCCTCGGCTCAAGCTCTCTACCAAGACGCTCTTCCATCTCGGTAAAATGATTTACGATATCCCCGCTTGTCGTTGCGGGGGAGGTTCCGTAATGCTTGTTTAGCTCCTTCTCAAATTCTGCTGCAAAGTCATAGCTCTCCGACGCGGCGCCAGACTTAGCTCCAGTTTGAGGATTCACGCCATGAAAGGCTTCATATGCTCTGGGCTCATACGCCCAGGGGGCGACAGGATCGCGCAAGCTCGGCATCAGACGATTCGGCTCTACAGCGCCTTCCGGCAGCCCAGCAATGGTCTCTTCAGGATGCTGGAGCTTGTTCGTCAAGTCAGGGCGATTCATGCGCGCTTCAGTCGCGCGAGCCATGGCCTCGCCATAAATGCTTTGGTAATTATCAAATGCCTTCGCCTTGATCTGGTTATATTTGATGGACGAGTTGATGAGTTCTCCAATATCATCGAACAGGTGGCTCGGACCATATTTCAGGGCATAGAGAATCTTCATTTCATCGTAGGGCATTTGATCGATTTTGCCCTGCTTCATCAACACACTGAAGCGTTTGACTGCCTGGACAGCCTTCTGGATCGGAATGTTCTCCTTCTTGAGGTCAGCAGATAGCTTCTGGTTAAGATCGGATAGATGCTTGGCGAGATTGGCATCATCCGGGTGAACGAAATCCATCCAACTGCCGCCTGGAGTCATTCCTTCATAGAACTGAACGAAGTGCTGGACTTCGTGGGTCAGGGCTCTCTTCATCTCATCTGGAGTATTGGGCGCAATCACGATCCTGTTCTGATCTATATGCGCAGAACCGTGAAGCAGCATCCCTCCTTCGCCGGGAAATGGACTGCCACCCTCAACAGTAATATCCTTCATCCAGGGATACAGCTTATAAAGCTCTTCATGCGGGTACAATGCTCCCAGGGTCGTGGTCCGTCCCCAGTCGAGCATAAACTGATCAGGATGAATCGGGTTAGGCTCAAGCTCAGCAAGATTCAGCTTGACATTCTTATCTGGAATCTCCCGAATGGGGACTCCGGTGAACTTATCCCATGTGACCCCGGTCTTCTTCCAGATTTCACCCTCTGACGCACCGCGATTCCGCATTATCTCGGCGCTTTCCAGGCGACGAGGCGCAAGCCGCCCGACAAACATTCCGGCGGCATTTTCCGGAACCAACCCAGGAGCTAAGGCCGCCGCCGTTCTGACCCCACCAGCAAGACCAGCGGAAATATCGAAGGCTCCTTCAGTGTAGCGCGGATCAGGACGGCCAGTAGCCGGGTCGATAACTGGGGCGCCAGATTGAGCCAAGTCTACGACCTTACGCGCAGGATCGATCAGCATCTTCTCGGGCAGTGAATGCTGCCGTTCCCGGCCATGGAGTCCAAGCATGCTTTCGGTGAAGCGCGAGACTGGGAAGCCGGGGTGCCCTTCGTCGGCATGAGGACTCGGCAGGCGAGGCGCATCATCGCGGGCCGCCAGCCAGTCACTGAACGATTCGTTGCCAGGGAGATGCTGCGGCTGTTCTGCTGTATCGATTCCCTGCGCAGCCTGCCGGTACTTGGACAACGGCGGGGCCTGCCAGATCGGCTCTGGCCTGCCTGTATCCACACGCTGCCCCCATTGGGCAAGCTGCTCGTCGGTGTATTCAGGGCTCGCCTGAGGCGCTACGGTATTGGCCCTGGGGCGAACTGTAATGCGAGGAATGGGAAGACTCGGCTGAATATCAGCGTCGTCTACATCTCCTCCCTCTGCGTATTTCTTGCCATAGCGACGGGCAGTTGAAAGTGCGGCAGCAATGGCCTGACGACGCGGGTGTCCTGCGGCGACCATCTCTCGTATGTTCGTTCCGATTGCCTCCCTGCTGCCTGATTTAATCAGAGGCATTAGCCGGCCCTGACTAAACAAATTCCGCCGATGGCAGTCGGCGACAATGGCAAGGTTATTTGGCTAGAGCTTCCATAAGTAATTCCGGTCGCCGCAGCCGCTGTATTATTAATAAGAAGAGTGCCAGAGCCGCCAACGCCGGGAGGTCCCGCTCCGCCAGCATTAGTCATGAATGCACCGGCGACTCCCGTACCATGAAAGTGGGTAGGGTCAACCATTTGCGGCAAATGCAGACTGGAAATCGTGGTCATTCCTCCGCCGGAAGCCGCCAGAGTATTGCCATCAACTCCGGCAGATGAGGTAATTCTGGCAGTACCTTGATTGAGATATGCGCGATATCTGCCTCTCATATCTGGCAGAGTCGTGCTGCCGAGTATGGTTGCAAGATATGGATATGTGGCAGAGGAAAATGTCGTTCCGTCGCAGTTAAGCCACGGAGGGACGGTGCAAGCAGCCACCCAGGCTGGCACAGACGAGCCTGCATAATCCCAGTAAGCGCCAATATGCGGCAGTCCCTGGAAGTGGACATTTGTGCCATCCGTATACACGTCCTGAGATTGGCCGGGAGGCACGCCAATAGCCCGCCCTCCGGCAGCAGTAGTCTGGAGAGTAACTATAAATGCAGATGTATTCGTCGTAGTATTCCGGACAGTATAAAAGCTACCAACAGCAGGAAGGGTAATCACTGTGTTTTGGGTAATTGCCCCAGTAAAAACAATGAAAGTATTACTGTAGTTGCTGGCAAGAAGAGTAAGAGCGCCAGAGACTGTGCTAATTGGTATAGTCGTCACTCCGCCCAGAGAGGCATCCAGAACGCTGGAGTTGTTATTGAGCGGCGGCCCCCATACGCCAGTATCGCCGCCGACTGCGGGGAGCCCCAGAGCCTTGTTGGTCGTGAAGGTAACCATTGGTTCCTCTAGTACAGAGCAAGCGTATAGATTCCGCCCGAGCTTGTAGAGATCGTCATAAATGCCTTCGCCTCAGAGGAGGTAAAGACAATCGTTCCCGTCGATGGTGCCGTTGTTGACAAAGCGGCAGCCTGAGGGAAGACATTCTTAAGCTGCTGCGTTACGCCATTGATGGCGTTCACCGCGTTCTGCATCGCAGTCAGCATGTCTTGGCGACTGGCCATTAGCGTCTTCCCGTCGAAGAAGTCTTGAATCTAATCCTACCTATGCGCCACCATCCCTGCCCCTGGATCAGTACCGCCATCAGGCGCCCTCTGACCCGAGGGTTGATATACTCGGTGGCTGAGGTAACGACGAACGGACCGTAAGTACGAACCGTATCACCAGGATAGTCAACTGCATAGAAGATCAATGTTATATTTGCATTTTGCGGCCCTGAAAAGGTTCCCCACTTGAAGTCTGGCTGGACAAAATCGACGTATCCCATCTCCTGGCCTTCAGAGATCGCCCACCATCCACTGCGGAAGGATGGAACTGGCTGATTGAAGGTCACGTTGCCGGTCTCATGCTGGTAGATTTGGCCTGTGACCGGCTCTGCCCCTAGAGGATTCCCGACCACGGACACATCGACCCAGGCGGACCGGCTTAGAGTACCATAGTCCCATTCTTTCTCCAGAACATTGTACTTTACGTAAGAATCGTTCTCTCCGGTGCTGGCCGCAGAAGGGAAGAACCACGTAACTTCATTAAAGGCGCTGTTCGGGGCGCAGACGATCTTGTTGCGGTAACTTACGTTCATGTTCTGGAATACGAAATCCCAGACAGGGCAGGGAATTGGCCGCACGCCATTGCCCATTATGGTAAAGAAGTTATTGAATCCGCACCAGTAAACCGTATCGTTCAGGATGCCGCAGGCATGCGGACCAACGAGACCGCAACCGCCACCAAGCTTGGTGAAGTTGAATACGACAGGCTGGCCCACCCAACTCATCGCCCAAACTTCGATATCGGTCCAGATATAGCCCTGGGACGGCCCTTGGATGCCACCCATGATGACCGAGCCGGTGGGGATATGGAAGCTTCCGGCCGAGTTTCCGGTCGTTGCCGCCCAAGTCGTATAGCTGCCGGAATCGCTCCACCTGACCAGAAGCTTATCCTGAGAGCCGGTAGTTTGGTCCGACGCCCAGGCCACCAGAATCTGCTGCGGCATGCTCACGAAGATGCCTCCGTTGATAAATGGTGCCTGACTGACCACCTGAGCCGTCTGCAATCCGCTGTCCGGAGACCAAGCGTAGATCGGTCCATTAAAGACGCAGGAGAGCAGCACCTCGCCCCAGTTGGCCATGGTCCAGTCTGTTGCGGTGATCTTAGCGCCGGTCGTTCCGGACGTTCCTGTCACGCCGATTCCAAATGGACCAGCGCCGAATGCCCCGGCGCCAAACCCGGCCCCAGACGGAAGCGGTCCCTGCGCAACATAGTACATAAGCTGCGCCAGCGAGCTATTCATTGTCGCCTGCGCCGTCGTGCTTGCCTGTACAGAGGCATTCATGTTGAAGTATGAAGACGCCGGAACAGATGCTATCTGGTAATTTCCCTGCACCAGGATACCGTCGTTTGTAGACCCAATCTGTGTCGCCGCCGTGAACGGGTAGAAAAGACCTACGACGGATTGATAGTAGCTGGACGGGAATGTGACCTTGATGGCCGCCGATCCGCTGGAAATATTGAAGATCGGCAGAATGCCGCTGCTGGCGATAGTTGCGCTGGAATTCTGAGGTATCGTGAACTGATAACTCGCCGTGCTGAGGACAGCAGTAATTGGATAGGCACCAGTAAGAATGATGCTGGCAAGAGAAATAGGCGTATTGAAATAAACAGTATCGTATGTCGTAACCCCGCTATTGATATCTACGACAGTTACGATATTGCTGCTGACATTAATGGAGAAGTTTGGCGCCGGATTTGTCGTAAATGTTGACGGAGTAATATCAATGTTTGCTGCCGACTGAATTACCGATAGAGATTGAGTTGCACCAACACCAACGAAGCTGTTCGACTCGAATCCCTCCCAAGCCCATAAAGATCGGACGGTAGAGGCAATCGTCGTATTTATATACGGAAACGACCCGCCATACGTCTCGATCATCTGATCGCGATAGCGGATAAGTTGCGACTGCGAGACTCCGGCTTGGTTCTCGGCAAGCGTCTTTGTTACATTAACTCCTGGAACTAGCTGAACTGCTGCTCTGGGCATTTAAGCCCTCGGCGGGGTTGCAAGAGGAGCGGGTGATTGAGAAGTCCAGCCTTGGCTCTCGAACTTCTTTCTGGCCTCCTCGGTCATGGCAGACTGGAATAGCGACTTATATTGCGCCTCCCAGGACTGCGCCTGCTGTGGATTATCGGACTGGCCGCCGAAGTTCTGCATGTATCCAGAAGCAAAGACCATGGAGGCGGCGATGAACAGGTCCGGGAGATACGCAGTCAGAAAGGTGGTCGAGTTCGATGCAGATAGGGGAACCGGGCGTTGCGTCCCGATGACCTCTACATTGTAGGCGGCATCAGGGGTCGGGCCGACGATGATGACGTTCTGATCGAGTAGGTTGAAGTACTGCGGAATGCCAGTCGCCGTACTGTTGGACGGATAAGCATAGTTGATGAACTCTCTGGTGGCCGGAGTTAGAGAGTTACGAGTGCCAGTCGCTGCCGAGGCTCCCGCAGACGAGATTGCATTGATCTCCTCCACGACGACCCAAGTGCTCGGCAGCGTCAAAGTTCTACTTCCGCTGGA